TACAAACACAGTCGAAGCTACATTAATAAGAAATGCAGAAGTAACTCTTGTTTCAGATAATAGAATTAATGTAAATATATCTACTGCAATAACAGGTTCAGTAGATTTAAGTGTACTCCAAACAATAGACGCAGATGGTACGGTTGAAAAGTTAGGAATAGTAAACTTAATTAACAATGAAGTTGCTAATATTGTAGCTGAGTTTTATAAGGAAGGCACAGTAAATCTTAACAATGAAACAACATTCAATGTCGATAGCTTTATTGAGGCTATGGCATTAATTGACTTGAATATTTCTCCTGATGCCAATGTCAATGCTTTCCTAATCACAGAAAATTCTACCAACTTAATAGGCACAGCATACATTACTATTAATGGGTATGAGGTATTTTCTGAGGTAAATATAATATTTGATTTAAATTACCCTGAAGATATTGTGTTTGACTTGTTGGAATACAAAGATATTGCTATGAGTTTATCCGAACCACAAACCATATCGTTTAATTTAAAGGATTACTCATAATTGATATATGACTCAATATTAGAAGAGTATAGGAGATAAAAATGGATATAAATTTCATGGTTTTCGTAGCAGTTATATTCGCAATATTTGCGGTAACTGTTATTTTTTTAGTCGTTTGTCTGAATAAAAAAGATAAATATATAAAGGTCGGGATTTTTTAATCTGACAGTAAATTGAGGTGGTTTATGGGCGATTGGATATTAAAATATTGGCTGCAAACAGCGTTTGGTATGCTAACAGCGTTTGTAGCCTGGATAAGCAAAAAGCAAGCTAAAAAAATTGAGTGTAAGTTTAAAGAGCAAGACGAAATGAAACTTGCGATTCATGCACTTCTCAGGGATAGGATTATTCAATCTTATAACTATTATACGGATAGAGGTTACTGTCCGATATATGCAAGAGATAGTATTCAAAATATGTTCAATAGATATCATGCTCTTGGGCAAAACGGGGTAGTCAAAGATTTAGTACAAAACATTATGGAATTACCAACAGATAAGGAGGGTGACAAATGATTTTTATAGAAAAATTGTTAGTAAATATAGCAGAATTGTTTAAAGTAAAGTCTTTAATTACATTGACAATTACTTTTGCAATAACATACGGCTTTATTATTGGTTCTGTTCCTGTTGAGTTGTATGCCACATATGCAGGTTCAATAATCACATATTATTTTACAAAGAAGGAGTAACTATATGCTAAATAATTATACCACAGGGGCGATTTACAACACTCTTGATGAAATAGGAATTGACGGATTAAAATTCCTTGAGTATTCCGGAAGACAAAGTTTTTATAGTCAAGGGATATTCGGAGAAGATGCTGTAGTAGCTGTTATTGATACAGGAGTGTCGCTTCATGAAGAATTTGAGGACAGGTTATTGGAAGGCTACAACACAAACAGAACATATTCAAATCGTAAACAATGGCAAGATGACAGAGGTCATGGAACCCATGTCGCTTCATCAATAGCAGGTAAAAATGTAGGAATAGCTCCAAAGGCAAAAATTCTTCCCATTAAAGTATTAGACGGTGCCGGTGGTTGCCAATATCCTCAAGACATAGTAAAGGGAGTTGACTATGCAAGGAATTGGAGAGGTCCAAATGGCGAGAGAGTAAATATAATTTCGATGTCGTTAGGCGGAAATGCTAAGGCGTTTGGAAGTTATCTTGACGACTTGGAAGATTCAATCAAGGCTTGTGTAAATAGTGGCATACTTGTTGTATGTGCAGCAGGCAACACAGGGACAGAAACAGACCACTTCCCGGCAAGTTTTGAGGAACCTGTATGCGTAGGTGCAGTGGACCACGATAAGAAGCAAGCATTATTCACTACAACAGGAAAGCAAGTTGATGTTTGCCAGGTTGGAGTAGATGTTATTGGAGCCTATTTATATGGCGGATATATAACTCTTAGCGGTACATCAATGGCTACACCTATTGTAAGCGGAATTGCAGCTTTGTTAATAAGTCAATACTACAAGAAAACAGGTAAGTACCCGGAAGAAAGAAAAGTATATGAAGCATTAAAGATTTACTCTACCAAAGATTTAGGCATTAAAGGTATAGACAAAGTATTCGGAGCGGGTTTTGTGTCGCTTCAGCCGTTAGATGTAGACATTAAATTGGTAATAGGTGATAACAATATGTATATCAACGGTCAAGCAATTAAGACCGATTCGCCTCCAATAATTCACAACAACAGATTCTATGTACCTTTGAGGTGGGTATTAACTTACTTAGGCGGATATGTGAGGTTCATAGAAGATACCAAGACTGCCATTTTCAGATTGTAAAGGGTGAGTTTATGAAGAAAGTAAGAATAGACCCTGGGCATTGTATAGGAAGCGCCAATAAAGGAGTAAATGGATATTATGAATACTTAGGCGTGTGGATGATATCCATAATTCTACAAGATATATTAAGGAAGTTAGGGGTACAAGCAGACTTAACAAGAAAGTGGGATGAGGACCCGTCACTCGAAGAAAGAGGTAAAAAAGCACAGGGTTATGATTTGTTTATAAGTGAACATACAAACGCTTCAGGGTCAACTTCAAATAAAATCAGGGGAGTAGAAGTGTTTTATGATTTTGAGAAAGCATACGACAAGATAAATGCTGAGAAGTTATCAAGGGCAGTATCAAATGTTATGGGCAACACAAACCGTGGAGCTAAAACAAGAACGTTTGTTAATGACGAAGATTTAGAGTTGTTCACAGATGATGTTTTAAATTACTATGGTGTTATTCGTGGCGCCGCTAAAACCGATTGCCCACATATATTCTTAATCGAAAGCGGATATCACGACAGCTTAGAAGACGAAGCGTTCCTGTTAGAATACTCTAATCTTAGAAAAATTGCCTTGGCTCAAGCTCTTGTAATATGCGAGATATTAAAAGTTGACATTAATTATAATAACATAATTCAGAAACTTACAGGCATTGATGATAATACAAAAGGTTACTTAGAATTTTATAGATATGCCAATCCATTACAGGAAAAATTAGTTAAAACTATGTTATAGGAGGTTTTATGGATATATTGAATTTTATGATATTTTCAGCAGTTATATTTGTGATATTTGCAATAACTGTTATTTTTTTAGTAATTTGTCTTAATAAAAAAGACAAGCAGTTTAGCGTAGAGAGAACAGACTATCTCAACAGAATAATGGCAAAAAACACACCTGAATATGTAACTTTAACAAAGTCAAAAGAACCCAAAATACTTACTGATGCTGAAATATTGGGTGATGATAAGTACAACGGAGTTCTTAATTAAAAATAAACCACGAAAGGTGGTGATGAAATTTGTATAACGACATATACGGAAAAATAAGCACTCCTTTACAATTTATGCAAGGTTTCGCTTATAAGCATTATAACGAAAAGAAGCCACGAAGGCATAAAAGAAGGTTGATTACCGAAACTGATAAAATTGCTTATGTAAAAAATGAATATGAGCGTAGACGTATGGAACGTTTGTACTTTGAATTAAGGTGGCAATTAAATATGGCTTTTATCGAAGGAGAGCAATACCAGTATATTTGTAATATTACAAATGATTTAGTTGAATATCCTAAACTGTTAAAAGCACAGGAAAGAGAAGCATACAATCATATCTTGCCTATATGGCTTACAAGGTTAGCAAAACTGTCAAGGTTAAATCAAATATACAAAGCAAGACCTTCAAGCCAAGACGCAGATGATGTTAATAATGCCTATATAACAACAAAAATACTTGATTCATGGGCAAATAGCAACAAATTAAACAAAGCACAATCTACCGCTAACGCATGGGCTGAAACTACGGGAACGGCAATATGGAAAAATATTTGGAACCCAAACGAGGGAATGAAGTTAGGACTTACTATGGACAATGAAGGCAGACCCGTCTATCAGAGAGAAGGAGAACCGGTTAATGTAGTATGTTCACCTTTTGAGATATTTCCCGATAGTTCGTATAATTCCGATATTGAATACTGTAAATCAATTATCCATGCAAGGGCAGTTGATGTTGATTATATATACGATACCTTTGGAGTGGATTTACAAGGAACTAAACTTAACATATTTGGCAGAAATGCTTTATTTAATCTTAATAACTCTAAAATGGGAGTTGATTCAAAACAAAAAGACGAAGTAATAATGTTGTATGAATATTACGAGATACCTTCAAAGGAATTTCCTGACGGGAAGCTAATTATATGTTGCGATTATCACGATAAGCTTTTATATGAAGGAGATTTACCGTATATTAATTCAAAATACAACAATAGAGCGTTACCATTTGTTTTACAGCGTTCAATCATTAGACCGGGGTACTTTTGGGGGAAAACTATTATCGACAGTTTAATACCTGTTCAAAGACGTTACAATGCCATTAAAAACCGTATAAGCGAATATATGAAATCTGCTGCAATAGGAGTTGTTATCGTAGACGCAGCTACCGCAGAATTAAATAACCTTGACAGCGAAGGAATAGCACCGGGAGATATGCTTATTTACAATAAATCAGACGGAACGCAAATTCCTACATATATGCAATCCCAAGGCATGCCTGCGGAGTTTTTCAACCAAGAGCAAACCGATTTAGTAAACTTCACTAAAATAAGTGGAGTGAGTGAACTATCAAGAGATAGTACAGCACCGACAGGAGTTGAAAGCGGACGGGCATTAAATATTTTAAACGAACAAGACGAAACTAGACTACATTTAACAGCAGTTGGTATTCAAGACAGTATGTTAGAAGTGGCAAGACAAACATTATATCTGTATAAACAATTTGCAGAAAACGAAAGAATACTTAGAATATCAGGACGAGTAAATTCAGTTAAAACAATCTATTGGAACAAAAACACTATAACCGCAGACGATATTATTATCGAAGGTGTTGCAAGGATAAGCGAAAGTTTATCACAGAAAAGAAATCTAATAATTAATTTATTGCAGTACGGTATGTTCAGAGATGAAAGAGGAGCGATTGACGACAGTAAAATACTTGAAATGCTTGAATTTGGAGACACGAATGTTGGAATGGATTCCAAGCGGATTGAAAAAACAAAGAGTAATGAACAAAATATAAAAATGTCAATGGGACAACCACAGCCAGTAGAGTTTTTCGAGTTGCATGATGTTGCGGTAGAAACGCATAGAGAATTTATGCTAAGTTCAGAATTTGAGGTATTACCGCCTGAAATTCAAGAGATATTCAAAATGCACATAGCAGAACATATGCAATATATACAACAAGCAATGATGCAACAACAAATGCAAATGCAACCAAAACCACAAGGCAAACCGATTGATTTAGAAAAAAGACAAGAGAATGGAGGAATTTAATGTTACGAAAATTTATGCAGAAACTTAACTTACAGTTGTTTGCAGAGCAACCAACAGGACAACCGCCACAGGCACAACCAACAGAACAAGCACCCGTTCAGCAGCCGCAGATAGATATTAATAGTTTAGTCAACAATTTGTCAACCAGAATAGACCAAACATTAAATCAAAGGCTTGCACCGATTGAACAGAGAATAAACCAACCAACACAGGAACAAATCGAAGCACAAAACGAGCAGATAAGACAGCAATTTGAAAATAATCCGATAGAGTTTGTAAGACGTATTCAAGAGGAAGCTAAGCAACAGGCACTAAATGAAATTAAAGAACAGTACGACCCATTAATTCAACAGACGCAAAGTTTAAACAACAGGTTATCATGGCAAGACAATGTTAGAAATTTCATATCAGCCAATCCGGAAGCACAAAAATATTTACCACAGATAGTTCAAACGATACAAGAAAATCCCGGATTGGTAAATACTCAAGACCCACTTGGCATAGCTTATAAAACCGTAATATCAAATTCATTGCTTGGTAATGGTGGAAACTTAGTCGAAGGAATACTTAGTAACGAGGATTTAAAAAATCAGTTGCTACAAAATGAAGCTATCAGACAGCAAATAATTCAAGAGTATCAACAGGGATTGAATAACGGAACAGGAAAAGAATTACCGCCTTTAATGGGGAACAACCAGACGGGAACACAAATTCCTGCAAGTACCGGAGAGCTTCCAAAGAACATGAAAGAAGCAAAATTATCAGCAATAAGAAGATTACAAATGTTAAATCAGCAATAAACACCATGTAGGTGTTTTTTATTGTCCTAAACAAGACATTAAACTGTTAAATATTTATAAAAAAGGAGAGAAGAAATGACTATATCAATAGCAAATTTAAACGCAATATTGCAGAATGACTACCTTCCCGGCTTTAAGAGCCAATTAAACGAGGAACTGTCTTACTTCTACAAATTAATGGAGAAAAATACTTCTCCTTCAATGGGAGCAAACGAAACATTCCTCGTAACATTCGGTAGAAGCGGAGGTATTGGTTCAAGAACAGAATTAGGAACATTGCCTACCGCAGCAGCAGCAAGCAGGTTACAAATTAATGTAGTGCCTAAAAACTTGTATGCAAGAATTTCATTGTCCGACAGACTAATTAAGTCAAGTGCAACAGGAGCTTCATTCGTGAACGCTTTAGACCTTGAAATGAAAGAAATGTTTAGAGATGCAAAAGACAATCTTAACCGTCAAATGTTCGGTGATGGAACAGGAACATTGGCACTTTGTACCGCAGTTGAACCAATAGGCGAAATTATTATAGCAGTAGACAACACAAGATACTTTGCAGAAGGCATGGTAATTGACACGATAGACGTACAAGCTAACCCAATTGCGGCAGAGAACACAGGACGTACCATAACAGCAATAGACGAAGCTAACAGCACGATTACTGTTACTCCGGCATTAACAGGAGCAACCGCAATAGGTGACGCAATCTGTATTTCGGGTTCTTATGGATTAGAAATAACAGGGCTTGACGCTATTATGACACCCAACAACATTATCTATGCAGTAAACAGAGCAAACAACACTTGGTTTAATCCGGGTGCTATTAATGCTAACGGAGTGGCATTAGATGATGAAACTATGGAACAAGCAATACAGAGGGTTGACCTTAAATCAGGTAAGAAACCAGAAGTTATTTTGGCAGGTTACAGAGCATACAGAGTGCTTAAAAACTATTTAGCACAGTTCCAGAGATATTCTGAAATTGAAACACGATATGACGCAGGGCATATTACTATGTCCTATAATGGAATACCGGTAGAACAAGACAAATATCAGGGTGATACAACTATGGACTTTTTGAACATAGCAGATACCTTTGAATTGTTGTCAATAGGTGAATTGTTTGATTGGATGGATATGGATGGTGCTATCTTGAAACCAGTTGCTAACACAGCAGCATACGAAGCTATTTTAACTAACTATGCTGAAATCATGTGTAAACAACCGGGTGCAAACACAAGAATAACCAACATTACCCAGTAAGGAGGGTGTATGAATAGAAAAGGATTATTGATTAATCATTTACGAAAGTTAGACTACCGACTGATGGAAGATGATGTTTATAACATTGCTAATAATTTGCGAGAATATGATGATGATTTAATTCTTTTCTTCAACCCAAAGGGAGAAAGGTACGAGGTGCATTCTTGTACCTTTTTTCCGTCTAAAAAAGCAACTTACTGTGTATCAAGCGATAAATTAGAAGATGTTTTTTATAAACTAAAACAAGCTGATAACAAAGTAATAGAATTTGAAAAGAAAATGAAAATGGTTGAAGAAAGCAAACTGAAACACGAAATAGAAAAAGCAAAAAAGGAACAAGATTTAAGAGAAAATTTCGTAAAAGAAGTGGTGAAAACGGAAACAACCAAGCACTTTTAGGAGGTTACTATGACCGTACAAGAAATTAAAAATTTAGCATTATTACTATGTGGGCAAAGAGATATACCAGATAGTTATATTTTTTTATATATAAACGAAGCTATGACTGATTTAGCAACAAGATTCGATGAAGCAGGCAAGAAAGAAGTCACTTATCTATATGGAATAAAAGATATTTGGACAGACTTACCTAATAATTGCATAGCTATAAAAAGGTGTTTCAAGGGGAATGTACTTGAAGATGATTTTTTAATCGAAAACAGACAGATAAAATTCCCAACAGAAGGAGAGCATAAAGTAGAATATATTGCTACTCAAGACAATGTAACTGCATTAACAAGCACTCCGGGGATAAATCAATTATTCCATGAAGCATTGGCTTACTATGTAGCTTATAAAGAAATGACAAGAATATTCATGCACGAAGATTTGATAGAGGGGAACAATAAAATTTTATTAATTACAGAATATCACCGTAAAGCAGAACAAGCTAACAAGACGTTACAAACAATGAAAAAATCAAGAAGAAGAATAAAATACGCACCTATGATTTGAGGTGATTAAATGAGTAAAATACAATACAAAGGATATTTTGACTTTTCAGGCGGATATAATGACACAACAGTACAAGACCTTTTAAAAGACAATGAATTATCAGTATGTGAAAACATTATTATAAAACAAAAGGGCGAATTAAATTTACGAGATGGTGTTGTAAAAATAAATTCAATCTCTAAAGGGTTTAATATAACTAAAAGGTATGAATATTTCGTTTTAGATAATTCAATTATTTTAGAAGTATATGATAAAAAACTATACAAAGTAGGCAATCCTGATATCCTGCTTACAACTTTAAATTTAGACAAGCCTTATTTCTTGCAACAACAAAATGTTTTATATTGTTGTGATGGCAAGGAAATATATGAGATAGGAAATAAGGATTACTTTTCCAATATAAAAGTAGACATAAAAAAAGACGATATAGTACAAATAACAGATGATTTTTCAGTAGAAGAATTAAGAGGAAAGTTTTTTAAAGCATTAAAAAACATGACAAATAAAAACCTATCAACAACAGACTTTACAGTAGCGGCAGATTGGACAGATGTAACAGATATATTAGGCGCAACCTCTGACATTGTAAGACCATTAAAAGCGTATAATGCAGGGAAGAAAGAAAAAGTTATAATTTCAGTATTTGATAATGTAACAACTTCAGGTTACGTTTCTATTTACCTTGATAATGAGGAATACCAAATAAACGTAACAAGCGGACAAACTGCAAGAAATGTAGCGACAGCGATAGCAAACACAAGTTTTACAGGATATACGGCAACAGTCAGTCAAAACGAAGTTACTATTGAAGCTAACGAAATCGGATATAAAGAAAACTGTTATGCTTCCTCCTACAATACAGGCGTATCAATGGTAGTTAATACAACAGTAAACGGACAAATAAATGACAACATATTAAGTGAGGTTAAAAACTGTACTAAATTTATTCATCATACTAAATCAGGAAGATATGTCGCAACAGGAAATCCTAAGAAACCCTTTGCGGTATATTTCAGTGAACCTATGCAATTAAATTATTTTAAGGAATTTAATATATTAAATCCTTCTTCAAGTGACGGAACGGCAGTATGTCTGGTAAATATAATAGACAGTGTTTTAGTAGGTTATAGGCATAGTTGGTATGAATACACAGGTTTAAACCCAGCAGTAGACGGAACATGGAGAAAGTTAGCTATTCCTTATGGTTGTGCTTCCGAGTATTCAGTACAAGTATTAGACCTTTACAGTTTTGTATTTTTAGCAGACAACGGTCTTTATTTAGTAAGTGCTAACGTATTAAATCAATATGAAATTGTAATGCAAAATGCAACTTCTGTTAAAAACATAAGTGAAGATAAAATTTACAACACAATAAAAACAATATTCGATAAGTCAAAATGTGTAAGTGTTTACCATGACAGTATTTATTACTTAGCCTATAACGATAATGCAGGAGAAAACTCTAAAATCATTCTTTATTATACAGACAAGAAGGCATTTACATTATTTACAGGAATACAGGTTAATGACTTTCTTTATAGGAAGAATGGGAATTTAGAAATAGCAAGTTTAAATTATGCTTTAAGATTTGACGATACTGTTCATTATGATACAGATGTTACGACAGGTGAGAACAAACGAATAGAATTTGAAATTAAAACAACTAACTTGACTTTAGATACTTTTATAGCAGAAAAATTTATTGACAAGATATTCATACAAGCCAACATAGGGGCAGAAACATTTGACGAACATTTGAGATTGTTAATACGAATAGACTACCTTGATACCGACATGATTACAATAGACTTATCAGATGTAAATAGTGGTTTAACTTGGGGCAATCCTTGGGGTTCGCCTTGGGGTAATTATTCAACACAAATGCAGAGTGCTTTTATAAGAATGAAAGGCAACAGAATAGGAGTAGGATTAACAAATAAAGGATTAGAAGATATAAACACTAATTTTGTATTTTATGGTTTTGCAATATCCTTTAAACAATTAATCCCGTTCCAGAAATTATCTAACAACATTTTTGGAAATTTAGGGTAGGTGATAATATGATAAATCAAAGAATATTTTCGGCAAACGTAGGAGATTCTTCCGTAGGCAATGCCGGTCCGGACGCAATAGAACAAGACATAGATAATTTACTAGCTAATGACCAAGAATTATTAGGACAAATTAACGATTTGGATGCCGGTGTTGTTGCACATAAAAAAACGGCAAGGTTCGTTATAGGAACATCAACCGCAGGTTGGACTGCTGCTGACTGTGATTATCTTTGCGACGGTACGGCAGACCAAACGGAAATAAACGCTGCAATAACCGCTTTACCTGCAACTGGTGGCGAGGTTGTAATCTTAGATGGGACTTACAATATTACCGCAAAGATTAATGTTGCTAAAAATAATGTAAGCATCCGAGGAAATGGCAATGCCACTATACTAAAGAGGATGTATGACTCAAGCACTGGAGAGGGAGTAATAACGCTAACGAGTAGAAGTGGTTGTAAGATTGCCGATTTGCAAGTAGATGGAAACAAGACAAGTTATACCAACAGCAATAACTATGGCATCTACTTAAACACCTCAAGCAACAACACAATCACCGGCAACACCTGCAACAACAATGAATATGGTATCCGCTTATACTCCTCAAGCAACAACACAGTCACCGGCA